AGCCATTTGGCTTACCGTCCCCATACGCATAGCTTGCTAGTACTTCACCGTTGCTCATTCGGAAAGCGTCTTGTAGGCCACCAACATGAGAGCTTCCCCATTCATCCTGATTGCCGTATGTGCTTTCCCATAGCTTTTTAAAGGTGCCGTCAGCACTCTTACCGGTGTCAATCCACATTTCGGCTTCGTCTTTCACAAACGTATCATCAACCGATACCATCAGTGTTCCAACGAACGGCGGCGTAATTGTAACTTCGTATCCATCGTCTGAATGTTCGCTTTCCCAATCTAGGTCATGAGTTCCATCGACATTGATACGCTGCCAATTCCACGCGGCTGCTGATAAGAAACCAGTCACGTTGACTCCTTCAATGAATAGCCGGGCAACGATACGCTTGCTAGTGTCTCCGTTAGCCCAGGACTGTCCTAGCGGCGTGATCAGGCTGACTGTGGCCGCCGTAGAATTCTTACGAGCATCGGCAAACAGTTTCTTAACCTGGTCATTCCATCTCTGCTCCATGTTCTGAATGAAGTTAGGCGTAACCACATTGACTGTGGCAAACTCACCCAGCACAATCTTATTCTGAGATGGGTCAGACAGGCTCTCAGTGGTCTGAATCACCCGTGCTTGCAAAGTTAGCTGCGGAATCATGTCTAGATCAATCACTTTGATAGTATCTCCAAGCTGCGGGTTAAAGTCAGAAGTTGGCTCAACTACGTAGTTCACACGGGGATGATTATACAATTTGAGTTCTTTCATCCCCCAGGCCATTAAGGCGTTGGGTTCCTTAATGGTTGAGCTAGTGATAGTACCTTCCAGCCAGGTATTAGGGTCACTATTATAAAGTGCATTGTTTTTTGAATCAGTCAGGTAATTCCGACCTTTATTGACGCCTGAAATGCTCTTGTCATTACTACCGTAAACGTACAGTTTGGTGACTAGCGTTGTATCTACAGTTTCTCGTTCTATAGTAAGCGCGTTGTCACCGTAACGGATTCGCTGACCCATATTTTCGCCAAGCCTGTCAGTCAATTCTAATATCTGGTCATCAACTAAGCCCCACTGGTCAAGATGAATATACGCATCCGCCTCACAATCATAAGTGGATAAGACTGTCTGTAACATCGCTTGGCTAGTGCTAGATCCATCAAAAGAAATGTCTGCAAAAATACCGGATGACGCGTTGTTATTCAACGTCCACCCGGTATCAGCCATGATCCAACTCATAGCGTCTTTTAATTTGCATTCAGTGATTTCTTTTTTTAACGGTATAGTCTTACCCAATTTCCAGATTGCCGCGTTAACTGCGCTAGCGGCTACAAGGTGTGCTCCACTCGTTGGATCAACAGATTCCTTCACGGTGTGAATTCGATAGGCCCGCCAGCGATTCGTCCGGTCGTCATACTTAGCTAGGTAATTGCCTTGCTGTAAATATTGGGCGGCCGGTTCATCACGCAACATAGTCAGCGTATCAATCGTATCATTCCAGCTCTTGGAATTTGCATTAGGATCATTGCTGTTGAAGCTGTCCACCCCAACGATATCATCAGTGCTTGAATTGTCGTCAGCAATCTGCCGGTTGATTGCATCCCCCCAGAAATAATTAGCATCATTCCTAGCATCCAACGTAGCTACTCGTTTCATCTTGCTATCTAGAATCACGTAATTCACATGAGTTCTCCTTCCTATTTAATGGCCGGCTTGTAGTCGATCGTAATATCAGCCTGTGCTGGGTCCGGATAGAAGTGCAGTGTCTGAGCCACACCACCCGTAATTCCAGGGAATGTGGACAGCCAACTAGTATACTTATCCAAATTCCGCCCATTAACCGTTACCTTTTCAGCAGCAGTATCAATGATGATTTCTTCGCCCGGATTAGCAATGATGTGCGGAATGTCGTCAGGGTCGCTAGATCCATCACTTGCCCATTCCTTATAGTCCGTCAGCGTCAGGAAGTCCGACTTGTAGGCCACCGTTGGCTTAGCCAAGTCTTCAGTAATATCGTGCTTACTAAAAAAGACGCCCACATTTGCCAATGCAAAGTTGAATTTGCTTGGAATCTGGATGTCCTGCTTGGAATATCTCGTATGCGCGTCATTCGTAGCTGAGTATGGCATACCAGTGTCTAGGTTCCATTGGATAATTGATGCACGGTAGTAGTCCTTGCTTCCACCGTTCTTATCCGTCTTGCGGTACCGTTCCAGCGTAAACTCACCCCAAAATTTGGAGTACGCGTCAGTATTGTTATATGAGTATTCCTTCTTGTAGGTTTCGATATACTTCTTAACTGCTTTAGACTTGGTCTTAGCTTTTGGCTTAGAGACTTTCTTGGTACTCTTACCACCGGATTTCTTCTTTACCACCTTTTTCTTAGTAGACTTTTTCTTCTTAGTCTTCTTGGATGACTTCTTAGCAGCCGACTTAAATGCCTCTCGCTGAACTGTGGACATGTAAGAACGGCTTGCCTTAGTGTTTTTCTTTTTGCTAGATGATGATTTTACTTCTTTCTTCTCGAATGGAATCTTGACGAAAGTAGTGCCTAATTTTTTGTACGTATCGCGCTGAGATCCATTACCTCGGTTATAGAAGATGGTGTAATACTTGCCACTTCCAGACTTGAATGAAGTCCCCAGCTGAATATAGGCCACTGGCATACGCCCATGGTCGTAATCCTGAATCCCCATACGGCCACGAATCTGACCGTCATTGTCCAGTAGATAAGCCTCAACTTTACCCATAGAACGGCTGTTATGGGCACCGGTTTGTTTTTCGTGATGCAATCGAACTGATACCTTCCAGTAAGGCGTAATTCTAGGCAATCCGTTATGGAGCACGGCAGGACCGTAGAAGTCCTTGTGCTTACCTCTGGTCCCCCAGTTGTAGTGTCCTTTGTTATCTTTGGCTACCATGATTGAATTGCCGTGAGCAGTTGCTTTACCGTCTAAATCGCCGCGATATGGCACAATTGACTGCGTGCTAGTGCCGGCTTGGAACCATGTCGCCATTGTATTACAAGGGTCGTCCACTTGGAGACGTTGGTGAGCCGACATTAACTCAGTTACGCCCTCTGCATTGGTAATCGTGTTTCCTTGATTCGTGTTGTAACCAATTGCCACGTACTCGGCGTTTGTCTCATACCCGACGTAATACAGAGGTTCTTTAGGGATGATATGGATTATCGGCTTGACTGTCATATTTCCTTCCGGAACAATCGTTTGGTCGTTATTGGTAATCTGAATGCTCTTGGTCGTCATGAAGCCACGTGGATCAGCCAGCATGAACGTCAGCGTGGTCTGACAGTCCTGTACACCATCATTAATGAATGTTGGCGTAGGAATTGCTGTGAAGTGACCATAGTACATCACGTCCGGATCGTCATTAAAACGCAGTGGATACTGCGTCTCAATATCATCAGTCGTGTTGATGAGAGCATTCGTCAAGTTCCTAAGCTTCCGGTTATATTCATCACGGTCTTCGGCCATGATTGTAATCGGAATGTCAAATTGGCGCTCACCGTAATGGGTGCCTAAATAGACGCCCCCATAACGTGCTGGGACGTCTTGATAAGACTCTGTCATGTTGGGTGCTAGTGGCTTGCTTACGTGGCCTACGATTAGCTCTAGGTCATCCCATGAGTTAAAGCCACCGGTTCCGTCCTCATCAAACGCGTAGTCAAACGTGTCTGAATATTTGATTCTAGCCAAATGGAGTCCCCCTTCCTAAATTACGATTAACACGTGCTTGCTTGTTGTGCTTATTGATTACGCTGATAACATCGCTTGAACTAACAACCGCCGGTACAGGGTTGCTTTGGCCTGATACAAGCTCACTCAGTAGTCCAATCACGGAGTCCAGCTTGTCACTAAGCTTCTTAATTACACCGCCGTCATCGCTAGAAGCTGTCTGACCAGACTTGTTGTCCAGCCCATCGCGTTTAGCCATCATTGCGGCAGTCTTGCCAAGCAACTCATAGCCACGCGACTTCTTAAGCTGTGACATCGGAATAATCATTTCAGGCATGTTGTGCTCACTGATATGGGCAAGCTTCTCCGTAACGCTCAGGCCGCCGTTAGCGTACCAGTTATGACCATTACGGAATGCCAAGGCTTTGTCAGCAGTACCATATCGGCCACTAATATACTTCTTCATGGCACGCAATTGAGCAACCGCGTTGGTCCGCCAATTCTTGCCACCTTTTTCAAGATTGGCAATCGTGGTTTGTGGTAACCCATGATACTGCCCGTTAGCCGCATTAAGCCGCCAGCCAGATTCCTGTGTGACAATCGTGTTGATTGCATTCCACCAGGATTTAGGCATGCCAGCTTGCTGCATCCAGTGCTTACGGCTACCAGTTGGAGCCGGTGCATCACCACTACCAGAACTGTCAGCAGCCTCAGTTAATGGCTCAAGGAACTTCTTTACCCAGCTCAGGACACCGGAGTGTTTAAGCTGTTTAGTTGCAAACTTGCTTAAGCCACTAGAAATCTTCTTGGCCGCTTTGTTTCCGAAACTACCATGTAGTTTAGTGACATCAAGCCAGCCTCTTGTAGAACCACCTCCATGACTCCACAAACCTTCTGTAGATGCACCGACGTGGACATGTGTACCAGATGGACCTAGCTTAGCGATGGCTTGCCCTTGTTTGACATGCTCGCCCTTATGAACCATAATCTTCGCACCAGAGTTAGACTTACCATTCAGTTCCTGATAAATCAGACTAAGTTTGCCACCTTTAGTGTCAACATGTTGCCCAATACCGCTGCTACCGCCCCATCCGGATGGGGCTCCACCAACACCAGTGACAATTGCATCTTGCATAGCATGGACAACCTTAGCACCACTAAAATCATTACCATCGTGGCTAGAGTATCCACCACTTACACCGGATCGGTGGCCAAATCCAGAAGTCTTGGTCCACCCTGCACCAGGCGAATGAAGTACTGGGCCACCTCCACCAGATGAGTTTGCGGCGCCATCAATAACATTCCATGCTGCTGACCACCACTTCTGACCCTGCTTCTTGACTTTCGAATTAGCTAAGTGAGCATAGCTCTTGGCTACTGTCCCCTTTAATTTCCCGAAGTCAGGATTGAAAACAGAGTTAAAGCTCTTCGTAGAATCTTTAGTGAATCCAGAGATAGCCTTGAGCTTGTCTTTCAATGAGCCAAATGCTTTCTTAAAGAAGCTACCTACCTTGCCAGCAGTCTTGAACAGGCCGCTAAGCAAACCGGTACCACTAGAAAAGTGCATGATTCCTAGTTGGCTCATTAGCTTAGTCTCAGAGGCGTTTAGAACCTCAGCACCGGGCTCTAACATCTTCATGGTGTTAGTACCCTTAATCAGTTCTGTAAGCCCATTAGGGTGTAGTACAGCCTCCTGGTTGCCGGTTTCTGGTGAGTCATGTCCGTCATTAAGAACTGATAGAGTCGGCTTAGTAATAGCTCGGCGCATATTGCTAAAGGCACCAGTACCAGAAGCATAATAAGCAGCAGTGATAGGAGATAGCGTATTAGTACCACCGTACTGTTTAAATACTTGGTTCTGACCTTTAATAACGCTCTTGTTCATGCTGCCAAGCATCTTATTGATCCACTTGCCAACACCAGTTTTGATGTCATGCCAAGTGGTATCGTAATTATCCTTGGATTTCTTGTTATTCTTCTTGGTGTTTGCGTATTGGTCAGCTGACTCTTTAGTTACACCCTTGTTCTGCTTGTGAGCGTAATCCACAGTGTCATCGTACTGGTTTTTGGCTTTCTTAACGGTATCCTTCTGCTGCTTATACGCGGCTGCAATGGTGTTATCACGTTGCTTGCGGGCATGCTCTTCAATCTTCTTCCGCTGGTCTTTAGCGTACTTGGTGTTGCCCTTGTACTCTTCCTTAGCGGCGGCAACGGTCTTCCAATACTTCTTGTTGGCAGAATTAATGGAAGAACTTGCCTGCTTGGCCGCATACTTAGATACTGTCTTATATTCTTTTCGAGAATCAACTACTGCCTGGGCTAGTTTCTTTCTTGAAATTTTGCCTTCTTTATTTTTCATTCCTTCAAGAATAGACACTTGCTTATTTGACGCTAACTTTAGTTTTCCGTTTAAAGTAGTATGCAGTCTTGCTTCCTTGCCGGTAACTTGTGTGGCAAATCTTAGTTCCTGCTTGTTCAGGGCTTTCTTCTTATCAGTTTCGTCTTTCGCAACTTGCTTAGAGTTCTTACCATATTTCTTCTGATCTGCCAGAATCTTACGATTGTATTTCTCAGTTAAAGCTTGACGTGACTGTGCATAGTACTTAGTGACAGCATTTCGGTCTTTTGCATTCATGGATGAAATATGAGTCATCTTAGACTCGTTTTTCTGAATAATAGCTAGACGCTTCTGATACTCAGACTTAGTGATGTCGCCATTCTTATACAGCAGTTTCAGATTCTGCTTGTCACCCTTAATCATGTCTTTGTAGTGATCACGGGCAGTCTTGTTCAGCTTGTCATAGGCAGAGTCGTCAGAGATCTTTGGCACGTGAATCTTCTGGAAGGTTAAGCCCTTCTGAATGGCCTTACCAAACTTACGGCCAATGCTTTCACCAGTGAGGCCACCTAGGCCAGCGCCAATCGCCGTGCCGATACCAGGCATGATTGCCGTACCAATAGCTGCACCAGCAGCAGTGCCACCTAAAGACCCACCAGCCGCACCAACGTGTGACCCGACTGTCTTCTTAGTTGTACCCAGCAAATCAGTACCAGCGTTGATCACATCAAACGCACCAACTGAACCAGCCAACAACTTGCCAGCCTTGGTGACGTTCTTAAACTCGCCTAAACCATGCAACTTAGAGGTTAACCGACCTAACCCACGCTTGGAGCCGTACTTTTCAACACGAGTAAGCTCCTTGACCTCTTTACCAGTGCCACCACCGGCAACATCTTCAAGTGCGCCCTCAGCACTAGCAGTCTTACTTCTCTCAGTGCCACCGCCAATGCCTGAATCAGAATTTTCAGCACGGGCACGACTATTTCGATTGAGGGCCGCAGTTTCCTCGTCAATTGCGGTTGTTTCTTTATTGAGGCCAAATATCTCAGCGGCCTTCCCAAACATATCTTGGAACCCTTGAATAGTCTTTAATCCCTTGTTAAACAGCTTCAATCCCTTGCTAGCCACAAACCAGGTGGCTGCAAACTTGGCAAAGGTATCAGCATTACCGCCGATCATCTTGATAAACGGTTTCAGCAAAGCATTAACGATTTTCAGCGAGTCAATTAGAGTTACGAATCCAATGCCGCCCATGCTCTTGAGTGTGGTAAGTAAGTCTTTAATCTCAGGTGCATTCCGTGCAATAGATTTAGACGCATTAGTCACGCCCTTAGCCAGGCCATTCATCGCTTTATCCATCGCTTGCGGAGCCGACTTGATGCCAAACGCCTTAGCAAATGCCTTTGTGATGACACCAATTCCGGAGTTAGCTGCCTTACCTACTTTGGTGAATTCTTTCTCGGTCCGTGGGTCAGAAACCCACTTGGAAACACCTTCATAGATTGGATTCTTGGCATTGATGATTGGCTTTTCCATGTCACCAAGCAAAGCTGGTACACGGGCCTTAATAGTTCGTTGCATACCGTACATAGTTTTCATCATGTTATCGGCAGCCTGCTTGTACTTGACCAATCCTAAATGTTCAAACGTCTTTTCAAACTCTTTACTACTAATCAGGCCAGCTTTGGTCATGGTAGGCAAATCGGACACGTCAACGCTCTTCATCATCTCGGTGTGTTTCTTCTTAGTCTTCGGGTCAGTGACCGTCGTACCGTACTGAGATTCACCCGTCTTGATTTCATGAGTCAATTGCTTAGCTAAGGCTTCACGGAACATTGGGAAGTATTGGCTAGTCTGGTTCAGTAGTCCTTGTTGGACAGTACCTTTAGACAAGCCGTTAACCATGTCTTGACGGACAGCTAGAGATTGTTGCTTATTGATACCAACGGCATCGGCAAGGTTCAGTGTTGACCGCGTCATCTTGTCTGACTCGTGTTTGTTTGAGTGCAAATGATAGAATCCTTGTTGCAATTCATCAACCAGATCAGTGTCCTGCCCAGTAGCTACAGAGTACTTATTGATCGTCTTGACCATGTCTTTAGCTTTAGCAATTGAGCCAGTCAACGTCTGCCAGGTGGCACCCATCTTCTGCTGACTCATGTCGAATGCGGCACCAGCTTTAATTGCGCCGCCAATAGCTGCTGTGACGTTCTGCCAAGCATTTACCAGGCCGTTACCCAAGAAGTTAGCTGCAAACATCTTGCCGAATAGATGACCAGCCTTATCAGCTCTCTTTGTAGCCCTGTCAGTGGCCGTAATCATGCGATTAATCCCAGTCGGGTGTAACTTATCGTCCTCAGCACGAACCTCACTTAAATCGGTTCGTAGGTGTGCCAGCTTGCTTCCCAGCTCATTGACTCGGATAGACTGTTTGCGATACTCGTCTGAGTCCTTGCCACTAGCTTCGGCGACCTCATCTAGACGTTGCTTCTCGATGGTCAATTCCTTGTTGATGCCATCGTATGAATCACGTAAGCCTTTATGCTTGGCTGACAACGCGGCATCAGTACGTCCCTCAGCCTGTAGTCGTTCCACATAGGCCTTGTTAGCCTCAGTAGCTAGTTTGACAGACCGTTGAACGTCCAACACTCCAGAACGAAAAAGGTCAGCTGACTTCTTAGCACGCTCTTGCTGTGCTGACAAGTTGCCGATCTCCGTTTTTGCTCTGTTAATTTGATTCTCATACCGGACGTAGGCTGAACGCCCTTTCTCGGTCTGTAAGTCCAATCCCTTCTGTTGCTCACGGAGCTTGGATACAACCGCCTTCTGGCCCTCAATGGCTTTATCGGCATCCTTGACCTTGTGAGTGTACGCCTGCATGATACCTTCACCAGAACGAATCTCAGTAAAGTTTGATTTCATGGCTGTTTTAAGCAGCTTAGCTTCATTCCGCAGCTCTTTTAGGGAACGCGTCATGCCACCATCATCTAGATCAATTCCGAATCTATAGCCTTGAATCTCGTCCATTTATACTCCTCCTTCCTTACATTTTGTCTGGTGCTAGGCCAATCCGTTTGAGCATCTCCATTGGATCCTCAGGGCGTTCCTTAGGGCTTCTAGCTTGAAGAATCTGTTGCATGCGATAGTAGTCCGTGCTGTCGAAATCAATTGGAGCCATTCCTTTTTCAACCATCATTTGCTGAGCAGAATAATCGAAGTTTTCAATTTGGTCTTCTAAGGATTTGATTCGCTTACGGATTCTTATTTTGGGTCTGGCTCATCTTCCTTATCAGTATCCGGTTCGTCCGGGTTAACGCGTAATAGCTCAGATTGTAGTCGCATCGAAAGATTAGCAAGTCCGTTTTGAGTTAAATCTTCTAGTGAATCTTTTTGCTTTTTGCTAAGCCCAAGAGTTGTAGCCAAAAAATCTTCTGTATCATCCATGTACTTAAGCATTCCATTAACGCGTTCTTCTGCTTCATCAATGGTTTCTGGATCGCTGTTCATATCCATCGCCACAACCTTGGCCTGCGTTAATTCCAAAGCCAGCACCTTACGAATAATTTTATTCGTTGGAGCAACTTTTTTAGCTCGGTTGATTCCAATTTCTGGTGCTTTGAATTCAATATAATCTGCCATGACTTAAAATTCCTTTCTATACTAAAAAGCCGCCCCATCAGGTATTGTGAATTTAATAGGCGACAAAGTTCTATTCTCTTTAGACAGACGGCGTGCCAGAAGCCGCAACGCCAAATAATTCTTGGTCAATCACACTCTGTTCAAACCCAGTATCGCCATCGTAATAGATCCGCCCGACCTTGTTGGCGTCATTAGCAAATGGCGTGAAGGTCAATGCATCGTTAACACGGGTTTCATTTTCGTTGTTGGTAGCCAGTGCAATATCACCAGCAGTCATGTAACCATCGTAGAATCCGAAGTGGACCCCACCACCAGCGACCGTATTGGATACTAATTCCATTGCCAAATCTGTTGGGTGACCTTCTAGGTCAAACCCACCTTTGCCATCACCTTCACGGCCTAATACCGCTGCCAGTACCAAGTGATTAAGGAAGTTAGCGGTGAACGCAATGCTTGGCTGTGCCTTACCTACAGAGATATCAGCAACGGCGTTATTCCCCCAAACCCGCGTTACAGATGGCGCTAACCCGCTGAGGTTAGCCGTTGCAACACCACCATCAATCTTGGTTGACACCGTGTAGATACCGTTAGCGTCCGCACCAGGGATTCCTGCATCCCCATTAAGTGCCTTACCAGTAGTGGGGTCAATCAATGCCAGGCGGGCACTGTCAACACCAATGTAGCCACCATCTTTTGCCTTTAAAACAGGATCTGCCATTTAAATCTCTCCTTTGTTATGATTAAATTTCATCGTGACCATCATTTGCTGGTCATCAGGGCTCATGAAGTGACCGGTGTCACTAAAGCAGTAATATCCGGCTATTCTCATGAGTCTCTTTAAATTGTTTTCCAAGCTATCCATGCTTAGTGAATAATCCTTTGGATAGTAAATCTGAATCTGCGGCTTCTGAGCCAGATTAGTTGGATTGTTATTTCCGTATCCAGACTCGTCATTAGCAATTTCTGTAATTAAAAAGACAGGCTTGTCGTCTGTCTTGTCAGTCGGCGGAATCGTGTAGGTGTGAATATTCACAGCGGCGACCCCATCTAATTTTTCGATTTGCTCAACGAGTACGCTGCGAACGTCAGCAGCTAATGTCATTTACCCACCTTCTTATCCATTGATTGCTTGAGAGAGCCATAGACAGCTTTAGCAACCTGGCTTTTAGCCTCTCGCTGAGACTGTTCCCAGAAGTGCTTGCCAGTTACCTGGTCATAGTTTGACTTCTTGCTTCGACCGTAAGGTGCTTTAGGCTGCCAACCATCATTGAGAATTCGGCCAATATAGCCTTTCATGCCTTTCTTGGTAAATCCGACCACTATTGATCCATTTGCGTTCTCGACAGTAATTAATGAATCTCGCAAGTGGACAGGCTCACCTTTGCGCAAGGCATACCGATATGGGACCTTTGGCTTCATAACCTTCTCAAACTGCTTAGCGCCAGCCTCGTTAGCTTTGAATCGTTCATCGCGTCCAAAACCATCGGCTAGGTTATCCAGCAGTCTATCAAATCTGGCCTCATTCTCAATTCGATTAGCCATGCTTAGTCACCTTCTGGCAGGTAATCAGGTCAAAGCCATTCGTCTGTGAGCCATCATCAGCCGCGACGTTGACAACCTGGTAGACCTGGTCACCACGTTTAACCAGCATTGACTCCTTCACCGCCTCGTTATGGCGAATAAAAAAGACAGCCGCGTTAGTGATTCCTGCACCTGCCATCGTCAATTGCTGACCGATATTAAGTGACCACTGGCCAGCCCAA